GCTGCACTCACGATTCCTCCTCGTAGGATGACTGCCAAAGACCGTTATTCACCATATGCTTACAAAGGATTGCGTACGACTGGTCCGATGTCAAGTCTGTCGTGTCTATCTGCAGGTCATATTCCGTCTGCAGGTAGCCGAATTCCGTCACATCGCTCACGCCTTGGAGCACGCCACGACGAGCCGTTCGAGCCTCGGCACTAGCGTGGACCCTGACAATGACGATGCCTGGGATGTGATGGCGGAGATAGTGCGCCTCCAGCGGCAGCCGTACGTCGTCTACGACGACCAGCCGGTGCGCGCTCTTAATCTTCAGGTACTCGGCGTGCCACGCCTTAATCCAGAACGAGGCGTCTAACTCACGGAGCTGCGCGCCGATGTCCTGGAGGATTTCGCGGCCAGAGACCTCGATATCCAGCCCCATACGCCGTTGGCTGTACTGCTTACTCTTGTCAAAGTCTTCGCCATAGCCCAGCGAAGCCACCGTGCGGATGGTCTCCGCAATTGGGAGTACCGTGTACGGATGCACGCGCCGCTGCTCCAGCATTGCGGCGAGCGTTGACTTCCCTGACCCCTGTGGTCCTACGAATGCGATGTTCATCGGTTGACCCTCCTGACGTAATCGATCCACATATGAATGCGCTGTGGGTAGCGCTCAAAGAATCCGACGGCTCGGTTGCACGGTGAGCAGAGCAGCGCCCTAACACACTTGCCGCACGAGATTGGCACGCCCTTCGTCCTACCGGCGCCCAGTTTCTCGTACTGGCAGCAGCGCGGATTGTGATCCACGGTCACCGCCCTTGGCTCACCGAATCGGAGTGGCTCCCTGCACGCTCCACATCGATCAGCCTGTGCCAGCCTTAGATCCGTGTACTGCTCCATCGTCATCCGATGGTTGTACAGCGTGTACTTCAAGACCCTCACTGCTCGTTGATCTTCAGTCTCTCTCTCCCTCCAGGCTCTCGTAGCTAGAGCACCCTTCGTTGGCTCTGTACTGCGATCCACTAGCGCTTCACTCCGAGTATCTCGTTGATCGGTAAGAGACGGCTCTTTCCGTCTCGTTTAAGAGGAGATATAGAGGAGTTTCTGCTCTGCTCTGCTCTGCTCTGCTCTGGTACCGTTAACTCCCCACCTTTTCGTGCTCGCCAACTTTGTCCACGCGAGGTTGACGTTGGGTCGACTTGATATCGAGAGTAGTTCGACACTGCCACGACACCGTTCCCAGATTCGGTGAGCAGGCCCACCTGGATCAACTTATCCACAGCCCTTGCAAGTCGTGAACCGATGACCGCTTTGGCGTGTTGACGATTCTTATAGATACCACCTGACCGGAGTGTCTTCACCTCGGCGATCAGCGTGATAAACGCCCTGAACTGCGTATCTGTCAGGGCTGCGATCTTGTCATCCTTGTGACTGTTGACGTCCCACTTGACCCATAGACTCATTTTGTCCTCCGCTCTGTATTAGTGGCGAGGGGAGGTGGAGGTCGCCAGTCTCCCCTCGCCGTAGATGATGCCTAGAACGGCAGCGACTCCAGGTCACTCTCTGCGTGCTCTGGCTCGCCGCTTGGCTGCGTCTGGGCGTTGACCCACGAGATGCTCGGCTTCCGTTGGCAGAAGGTCCCATTCGACTTTCCGCTACAGGCGTAGAAGGCGTTGTACGCCTTGCCAGCCTTGGAGACGCCTGCCGGCTTGAACGACCAAGCCGAGCGGTGGTCTGGGCATTCGCCCTCTGCAAATAGCATTGCTGCTGCTACGGCCACATCCCCTGTGGAAATAGACGGCTGAGATACCCTCACAGAATCAACGGAGAGGGGTCTAGGAGCCACGGAGAGGCTCGCTCCTGTGCCTGACGCATAAAGAGACCGCCCCACACCAATCTGGGCGGCACAGCGGCGCAAAGCGTCACTGGCGGCTGACTTGTATGGCTCGTCATCCTGCGCGCTATTCGGATAGCCGAAGTCCTGTCGGACCGTGGTCACACCGTCGATCACTGCGATGAGCGTGCCGTGTACGACGTGAGCGGCAGCATCAGCCACCTTCACCTCGAACTGCCAGCCAGCTAGACCTAGCGTGTCATCCAGCCGCTGTGCGACTGCTCGCGCGTCTGCGTAGGTGAAGGTCATCCCACCGCGCCCTGGACGCGACTTCAGATCTGCACCGGTAAATGGCGCCGCCAGCGCCGCTGCAATTTGCTTACTCATTCTCTGGCCCTCCTAAGACCTCTACTGGCTCCAACTTGGCGACTGGCAGATTCCGTGAATCCGCTCGTGCGATATGACCGCTTTCAAATACCGTACCGATCTTTACCTCCTCCGCTTCCGCGAAATATGCGCTCGCCTCTTTGACTCCGAGGAGCCACGCCTTCTGGAACCGCGTCGCACTTGGCATGCCATTGCGATCCTCACCTGCTGCGAGCTGCAGATGTACGAAGGCGTAATAGTCCACCGTCTGGTGGTCTTTGATGTAGTCGAAGACGCTCACTGGATCAGTTGCCCACGCAGCCTTACTCCACGCCTTTGACTTGACGTCCACCTTGAGACCGCACACCTCGTAGTCGTGGGTGGTCGCATTGATGAACTTCAGAGGAATCTTGCGCCCTAGCACTGCCGCCTCGAAGACGGCCTGCCCAACGCAGCCTGTCCAGGTGGTATTCCCATCTGCCTTGTCCTGCCGGAATCGCAGCCGCGCCGAGGAGCGCGCTGCGGCGTACATCTCCTCTGCCCTGACGATGACTGCAGGAGTTAACGCAACCTCGATCACGCTGCATCCTCCTTGCCAAAGACGCGGAATACGCGCGCTCCTGGCTGCTCTGTTGTGGCACGCTTCACTGCCTCGGCGTATGTGTCTGGCGCGACGTGACCAAAGACTTCAGCCACAGACTTCCAGTCCACCTTCACGCTTGACTTATTGGTTTTCCAGGTGGCAAGCCAGCCCTGACCTTTAACACCCTCACCGTCAGCGATTGCCTCTTTGATGGCAATTGCCATTTCTTTCAGCGCGGCGTCAGCAGCCTCTGCCTCAACCTTCGCCTCGATATAGAGGCGCGCAATGTGATCGAGCTGCGCGTCAGCCACGGCGTAGTTGTTGTTGCTCTGCGGCTTGACTTCAGCGAGCGTATCGCTGTCATTGCCGGTCAGCGGTGGCGGCGTCTTGGACTGCACCAACTCTCGGAATAGGACGGCCTTATCGAACAATTGCGTCTGATAGACAGGGTCAGCCTCCACGCGCTCAATGCGGAAGACCAGCCCTGAGAGCAGCACCGCGACGTCGCAATACGACGCCCCAGTGATGAACATCTGCCATTGCACCTGGTCGACATATTCAGGTGGCACTGGATACATCTGCCAGCGGCTGCTCGTAGACGTCTTAATCTCTACGAGACCATCTGTATCGCCAACGATGGTTCGGTCCAGTGACGCCATTGCCCAAGGGAATTCTTTAAGCCTGACGATGCCATTCGACTTTCGGAGTTTCTTGCCGGTCTCGGCTGTGTAGTAGTCAGCTACTGCCTGCTCCAACAACTGGCCGCGCTGCGCGGCTGCTCCGACTTCTTGCTCACCTACCTGACCAGTCAACTCCGCCCAGAGGCGGTATGCGGTCTTATAGGGCGAGGTGCCATTGATGGCGGTAATGCCAGTGGCGGTGATACCGCTCTTTCGCATCTCGAACCATTCAGGCGACCTTTGTGGTGCTGACTTAAACTCAAAGCGCTTGCTCATTGAACCCTCCTAAACACTGGCTGACTCTTAGCGATCTGGATGAGTAGCGTCCAACAGACGCCGCAGATCCTGTCTCGCGGTTGCGTTGACTTCGGCTTGATCGGTGCCTTGCAATATGCGCACTTCATCAGCTCACCAATTTGAAGACGATGACTGCGAGTACCCAGACGATCATTAGCGCGACGATAAACTCGAACCGCTCCTGCCGGTCCGACTCGCGCTGAAACTTCTCGTACTCGCTTGCGAAGTGTGGCCGCACGACCATCTTGGGCGTGCTCTTACGATTGACTTTCACAGTGAACCTCCTACCACCAACACGATGTAGATGCACGCGATAAAGATCGCGTAGCTAATACCGTCAATGATTGCTGTCCTCATTTTTACCTCCTCGTCAGTCCAACCGAATGGCTGATTTCCTCCTGACAAGGTCAGTATAAGGTCAACGGAAGGCAGCCGTCAACCCTGTTGCACGGCTATTTTCTATGCAGGATGGATAGTCCCCTGGGTGGAGGAGGGACCACCCAGGGGAAGCCGCCTAGGACGGCTGAGACGAGTCCTCTAGGCTCAGGGAGACGAGGAGCCTCAGGCACACGCCACATAGCAGCTCGCCTGTAGTCTCGACCTCCCAGACTCTGGCAAGCATCTCGCACACGGCGCAGTTGCCAAAGCCCTTAGGCATAGTTACTTCTTCTGCAGGCCGTACGCGGAGTTATCGCGGTCCAGTGCCTTCACGACGATTCCAAGACCAGAGGCAAGACCGGCAGAGACGATGGTTCGGAAGTCGCCACCCTGGATGTCCAAGAGCGGAATGCCGAGACCCAGCGCCACGGAGATGCTCACGGTCAGAAATGTCTTCACGAAGTCAAGAGCGATCTCGTCGATCTGCGTATTGGCGGCAATGTACTTAACGGCGGTCCAGATGTTATTCACTTCAGGTTCCTTTCTCTTCTTCACTTGGCGGTCACAATCAGGAGCGCCTTGTAGTCTACCGAGATTAT